TTATCAACTTCGTACCAAAATACATCTTCAACTTTCTTAGTTGCCCCTACTTTTGCTATGTCTTCATCAGGATATTTTTTAAGATTGTCTTTATTTACTGTTTCTTTAACATTTATACAATCTTTCATTCCGTATGCTTTTAGATTTTTTATGATATTTTCTACTTTTCTTAATACAATTTTTGTACTCTGTCTAAAGCCTGTCCTACCAAAATTCAAAACCTTGCTTTTCCCATCTAACTCATGTTTGTTGCTTTCAACGAAATCCTTTAAGTCTATCTCCAACTTTGCTATCCTGTCCTTAAATGTTTGTGCCTTCATTTCATACTCAAGTTTAGTGTCTGATATTTTCATGTTCATATCTGCCTCAATTTTGTCAATTTCAATTTGACATTCTCCAATTTCTTTCATTGTCAAGTTTACATCATCCCAACTTTCAAGTGCTGGTTTATCATGTATTCTCACTCTTGCCATCCTTATCCCTCCATATTATTTTTTACTAATTTAAAAAGCTCCACACCATTTTCTTCAAAAATACCTTCTACATGTCCGTCATTACAAATAAAAGATACTCTCTCTTCTCTGTAAAGCCTGTCAGCTTCATGTACATTTAAATTATCTAAGCGTTTACTTAAAGCAACACTAATCATCTTCGTTTTCCCCCTCAATATTTTTTAATGCTTTTTCAATAGATTCCTTTGCCACATAATTTTCATTTATGTGATTAACTACAGATTGAACAGCCTCTTGTTTTGATGTCAATTCTAACTTATAGCACTCCAACGCTAAAATTACTATATTCTCTAATTTTGCCATTTCAATTCCTCCTACAACATCATCATATTACTTGCTTTTTCTATTGTTTTGATGTCAATGGTTTGATTTATCCCTGCAAGTCTCATGATGTTTTTTAAGGTTCTGTCAAGAAGCCTAAAACATCCTGTTGTTGGGTTTGTTGCTCTAATGATTAGTTCTTCTCTTGCCTCTTCAGTAATACTAAATGGTTGTAAGTATTCTATTACTTCATCTCTTTTAAGCCCTCCAAGAGTTATAAAGAAATCTACTCTATTTGCGAATCTTGGAATATATGTCTTAATCATAGTTTCAAGTCTTGGTTCTCCAGCAATCACTATTGCAGCATCTGACTTATCAAGAATATCCCTTAGCATTTCTATCTTTGTTTGAGTATACTTGTTCATAAGCTTGTCTGCTTCATCTATAATTAATAAGTATCCTTTGTTGATGTTGAAAAAATCTATTATATTGCCCACTCTTTCACATATGGAACCATATCCAAAAGGTAATCTAATTGACTTTTCAATAGCTTTTACAAAATCTCTTGCCGACATCATTTCATTACATTCTACATAGCATACTCTATCTAACTTAGAATATCGTTTTAGTGTTTCTGTCTTTCCAAATCCAGATTTACCTACTATAACTCCCAAACCTTGAGTTTCCTGTGCACTCTTGCAAACTGCAAATATGTTTTGTACATCTTTAGTTACATAAAACTCTAAAGCTTTCTTTATTTTTTCCTCTTGAATTGTTTGGTTCTCCTCTAAAAATCTAGTTATTTTCATTTCTAATGCTACTGAATCAGGATTGTATTTCCCTGAAAGGAATTGTGATACTGCTGTTCTAGAATAATCAATTTTCTTTGCAAAATCTGTAATAGTGATACTATTTTTTTCTAAATATTCATTTGCACGTTTCCTCAAGCTATCTGTTTCTTTCTTCATATTGCTATATGCCTTCTTCGCACCAATATCCATTTGTACACTTTCCATTTTTTAAATCCCCCTTATCCTAATTTTTGTAATGCAGCCAAAGCTTCAGCTGCTTGTCTTTCAAAGTACTCATTTGTTTCATTCTTCTTATTCTTTTTAGTCTTTACTTCTTCCCTATACTGTTTATCTACAGGTATAGAGGTTACTTTTTGTTTTTCATTTTTTAATTCAGGAGCTACAATCTTCTTATCAGCATTTTCAAGTACATCATTTTCAACTTGAAGTCTTTCTTCATATGTCATTCTCCTTAACTTAATTCTTTCTTTTTCGCTCTTCAACTGCTTCTTCTGCATTTTGTTATGTTCAATAAATTGCTTATCAGATACTTTTGGAGCTATTCTTAGTAATTCATAAGAAACTGCTTCACAGATTTTTTCTCCTTGTTCGTCATATACATATATTCTTGTTATGTCTTCTGGATGGTATACTACGCTAACCTTCATTCCAACATATCTTCCTAAAGCTTCATTCGTGTAATAGATTGGCGTTCCATCCCTTGTAATCTTAATTCCCATAGATGTAACTGCTCTTTCTTCACTCTTCATTAGAAGTCTTAATGTGTATTCAAGCGGTGGAGCTGGCTTATAGTATCTTTCAGCAGTGTTAAATACATATATTGGTATTGGATTTTCTTCTCCATCATCTTTTAGCCCCCCATGTTCGTCAAGATGATATTTTTCAACCCATTCTTCAAACTTTATTGCAAACTCTTCTAGTGTCATAAGTTCCCCATTTTCAAGCATCTTTTTAATATTCTTCTTTACTTTTGCAGAGGTTTTACCCCCAGTAAGAGTCCCTGTATAGCTTTTTTGTTTCTTTGAAAATTTCTCACAAACTGTCCCAAAAAATCTTTCAACTTGTGCTTTTGACCAAGGTTGAAACGGAAGACTTCTCATATCATCTTCAATACCAATACTTCTATAAAATCCTTTTGTATCAGCATCTATTGTAGCCCTAACTTTTCTTGGCCTTCCTGTTAAAGATTCTGCTGTATACTCTTTACCGTTATCTATTAGTAAATATTTAGGTACTCCATAAGGTAATTTTTCGTTTTTCTTTGGATATATAGCATGTATTAAGCTCTTTTTAATTATTTGCAAATCTGGGTCCTCGGATATAACCCATCCAACCAAAGCCCTACTTCTCATATCAACCCAACCACAAAGGAAGGGTCGTATTGCTTGCAACTTTCCATTGGGCCTTTTGACACTTACCCAACAGTCGAAAGTGTGAACGTCTCCTTGAAGAACTTCAAGAACTTTCAAGCCTTTAGTATTTCTTTTTCTCTTAAGCATGTACTCATTTTTCCATGCTCTAGTTCCTTTACCTACAAGGTATGCAGTACCTTCTCCATCTTCGTATTTGATTTTATTTACATATCTCCAAACTGTGTCATACGAAGGAATTTCAAGTTCAGCTTCTTTAGCTTTCACTTCTAACTCTTCATACAAATTTGTAATAGGTTGATTGTTTTCCTGAAAGCCTTTGTCATAGTATATGTTTTCAATCATCACCTTTACTTCAGCACTTACAGATGGAAATGTATACTTTTTCCTAGGTTTTCTGCATAGTGAAAGTATTTTAAAATATTCATAGTTTCCTTCTGTCATTTCATGCATCCTATTGGTCCAGGCTTTTGCTTCTACATAATTTTTCACTCTGTCATAAAAAGTCCTATCTGAAAGTCCACATTTTTTTGCAATTGAACTTGCGAATTCCGTTTTATCTTTTCCATTATATTCTAAAAAATCTTCAACATATCTAGAGAGATCAACTGCCTGATAAAAATACTCTTTATAGTTTTCTTTGTACCAGCCAAGGTCTACCTCTACATACCAAGGTGCTTCATCAGTATCTAATGTCATATTCTGAGCTTTATATGTCCTTCTTGCTTTTTTTGAAAGGGATTCAACTGCTACATATAATCTATCTTTTCCTCCATTTTCAGGTGGAACGGTCTTGGTCTTGTACGCTTTGGGGTTCCTTTGAATTTTCATATATAAAGTAATGTATTTGATTCCTTCCAATCTTGCAGCTTCTTCTATTGAAATATAGTCTTCCAAAATATCCCCCCTTTACTTTTATATGAGAGCTTGCTATAATGAAGGGGAAGTTTTTAAAAACTTCATCCTAATTTTTGTAATGGCGTTCTCTTTTTTAGAGAATGCCTTTTATTTTCCCCTTCATCATAGCTCTTCTCATGCTGTTTCCTTTTTTTCTTTAAGTTCTTGTAAGGCTTTTCTTCTTTTATGTTTTTCCAAAACATTTGT